TCACAGGCTATCTTTATTTTGTTTCCTATCTTCGTAGTATCGAAAACAGATATAATTCACTGATACGACAGTCACCAATACAAAAGCAGCAATAAATTCTTTCTTGCTAACTTCAATGCTATCTATAAGATACAGTGTTGTCCATAAGGCAATGAACATCATGGCATACTGTATCACTTTAATCTTTTTCATTTCTTCCGTTTTTTAGATTTAACTTTCCTTCCCGCACATCGGCAATGAAGTAATACTTGAGCAGCATTACAATGCCACTTGCCGTTTTGGACATTAGTGGGCTTATCACTTTCAATCTTACCCGCTTCTATAAGATTCATCAATTTCTTTTCCCCACCCACATAATACGCAGACTTATCTTTTCCAAACGTTTCTGTAGAAAACAGACGGAGAATATTATCTAGCAATATTTCAGCCATTTCACCTCTGATCATCTCAACAAGCAAGGTAGTTATGCAATTCTGGTTACTATAAACTGCATATTTTTTACATCTGACTTTGTTTTCCAAGCCATTCCTTCAGCTTTTTCTTTATAAAGCCGAGCATTCAATGTATTAGTTACAGACGGTTTCTGAACGATAGGAAATACTTCTATTGCACCAACATCCATACTCCGTAATACATCAATTACGTTACGTCTCTGAATATCCTTTTCCATACAATCTAATTTTAAATTAAACATTGAAGCGATGAGCGGATTCGAACCGCCGACCTCTGCTTGTGGTGCTCTTCCGTTAAGCTAAGAGTATTTCTTGAGAGACTCGAACTCTCAACCATCCACCACACACAGCGCTCTAACCTGCCTGAGCTACATCACCTTTATATACATAAAGCAAATACCTCGATTTGCCGACAAACGTCTAACTGATTTAGTTTTACAACGATACGGCTTGACCATTAACCACAGCATTATATCGTTGAGAAGCCCGCCTACGTCAGTAATCCCTTTCGGCACGTGTCGGCTTCCAAAACACCATTTTACCAATATGTCAAAGAACTCTTCTCTGTTGTTCCCAGTCTCCCTTCAAGGGCAGGCTCAAAGACCGGACTGGGTACCGGATAACCGGCGGTTTAGTTTGACTTTAGTGAGGGTTAGAGAATACTTTGGTTGTTCTTCAAAACTATGTCCATTAAGTTTCGTTGCGATTCAATAAATTTCTTCAAATCATCACATTGGGAAACTTTCTCTCTATAAAATCCACGTTCTGATTCTAAATCTCGTTTGAGTTTTTCATTTTCACCTCTCAAAGAGCTGATCAACGCGTCTCGTTCTTCAATCACAGCTTCATATTTGTCTCGCTGTATTTCTAGTTCGGTTCTTTTATCCATTGTTGTATAATTTGATTAATCTCCGACGTAATGTGCACCGTAATGAGTACTATTTGAGTTGTAGTAAGCGGAAGCGGGAATATTAAGGTTATTATATTCCTTGCTAGGTGTAGCTTTGGCAGTCTTGCTCATAGCTTCATGTCTTTCAGCTAAAAATTTATTAGTTCTTGATTTCACTGCTTCCGGTGAGAAACTTTCTTGGAGTTTTGCGAAGCTCCATGCAGATTTTAAACACTCTGAAAATGTTTTTCCACCCTTCTTGTAATTGCGGTGTGCAGACTTCATTATTTGTGATAAATTGTAGCTCATAATCGTTATTTTTTAATTGGTTTTATCAATCAATTTTTGTATGTTTGTATGATTGATTGATTTATGATGCAAATATATCCTCAAATGTGGATATTTAAAAATTTAAAACCTATTTTATATCCCCATTTGTGGATATTTAACTTTTGATTGATTATGATAAACAGAATTAAAGAAGTAATAACCTATTCAGGGCTATCAGAGAGGGGATTTGCTATTAAGTGTGGATTAAAGCCCACAACTATTAATAATCAACTGATAGGAAAAAGAGAAATTAGCCTTGCAACAATAATAGCAATTTCATCCTCATTTGAGGAAATTTCCGCTGAATGGTTGTTAAGAGGAACTGGTTCCATGCTCATTCAAAAAGAAGAAACAGAACCAGGAATGGACAAATTGAAAAGTATTGTATATACCATAGCCAATTTGCAGGATGAAATCAATGAGAAGACAATGCTTACCCAACGGCTTTTGGAAGAAAACCAAAAATTAAAGGGTGAACTGGCTATGTTGAAGAATGAACGAAATATAGGATAAATATATATGTATGAAAAAGACTTTTTTTATACTACCCCTTTTATTAGTACTGATATTTAGCTCATGTTCTGATGACAGTATTAACTTAGCAGGAACAACATGGACTTCTACAAAAGATTGGTATGGCAAAACTCGATTGTCGTTTGAAGAAGGAACTCCTTATTTAAGACCTTTCTTCGCTATATCTTTTGGTTTAAAATCTTTCACAATATATAATGTTGCAGATGATAATGAGGATTTAGAATATGAATGGAAAGAAACGGTATCAGGTAAATACTCTATAAATAACAATATAGTGAATCTAATAGTAGAAAAAGACAACTTAACAATTCCCTGCGAAATAGAAAAAGATATAATGTATTACAGTGATACTAGAATGAAACTATATAAACAATAGAATAAATATTTTTTTCAAATATGCGCCCAATTAGAACTGTACCCCCAAAAGATGAAAGAGAATATCCTTTAGTTATAACAGCTGAAGAGAAGGATAAAGTATTAAATTATATTTTGGTTGTAGCAAACGGGAAAAGAACAGCTAAACTAAATTATAAAGATATACCAGACCTTAGGATCAGTAAAGAACAATATGAAATAGTTTTAGAGGAGTTCAAAAATAGGAGATTTATTGACTATAATATGTACGATATTGAAGATATTGAATTTGATTTAGAGCCTGGAATATACAATTTTATAGAAAGAGGAGGATTTACAGTTGAAAGAGACTTATACATTATAAATTTTGATGTTCTTGAGTTGCAATTAAAACGATTGGAAAAAGAATTAAGCCCGACCACTGCAATAAAGGTCAATAATGTTGTCGCAAATGCTAAAAACGTTACAGAATTAGTGATCGGGCTCAAAGCAATAATAGAAATGCTAGGAACCTAACTCTTTTTATCAGGACTTCCATCAGGATTTAATAACAAAAATTGCAATATAGATGCAGCATGAAGAAGTTTAGATGCATACAAGGTAGAATCAGCATGTGGATCATAGCGATACCTTCTCGCTTTGAATTTTTTAAACTCAACAAAGCCACTAGCCATTTCACCTGCTAAAATTCTTAAACTTGAAATTGTATCCCGTACATCATTGTCATAAGACATTTCTATCCTTCTACGAACAGATTCACTTGTTCTGGAATAGCAATCGGGATAAAAGGCTGTTGCATTATCTTCTTTAGAAGATTGTTTTTTACTTATCCTTCTTAGGACATTTTTTAATAACGATTTCAT